TGGCTTTCTTGGTTATATATTCTTAGTTACATTACAACCACCAGAGCAAAACTCTGAAGCTTTAATTAATCTTGTTTTAGGCTATCTTGGAGGATTAGCTAGTGCGATTATTTCGTTCTATTTTGGAGCATCTCACTCAAACGACAAAGGAGAGTAAAATGCAGATTTCTAAGGAAGGTCTTGCACTGATCAAAAAATTTGAAGGATGTGAGCTAGAAGCATACAAGTGTGCAGCTGATGTATGGACTATAGGATATGGTTCTACTAAAGGTGTAAAAAGGGGAGATAGCATAACTCAAGAAGAAGCTGACGATCTTTTACTGCATGAAATGAAAGAATATGAAGGTTATATACATGATCTTGTTTCAGTAGATTTAAATCAAAATCAGTTTGATGCATTGGTTTCTTGGGTATTCAACCTAGGACCCACCAATTTAAAATCTTCTACTTTACTAAAAGTCTTAAACGCTAAAGACTATGAGGGTGTACCAGCACAAATAAAACGATGGAATAAAGCTGGTGGTAAGGTTCTACAGGGACTTATAAGAAGAAGAGAAGCAGAATCTTTGCTGTTTGAAGGCAAAGAATGGCATGAGGTATAACGATGCCATTGCAGAAACTTACATTTAGACCTGGCATTAATAGAGAAGGGACAGCTTACGATAACGAAGGCGGTTGGTTTGATTGTAATTTAGTACGTTTTCGTAAAGGTAGACCAGAAAAGTTTGGGGGTTGGCAAAAACTTACTACCAACACCTACTTAGGCACAGCTAGAGCTCTACATCCATGGATTTCACTAGGTGGTACAAAATATTTAGGTTTAGGTACAACGTGGAAGTATTACATTGAATCAGGTAATGTGTTTAACGACATTACACCTATTAGATCTACTACAGCAGCAGGTGACGTTACATTTTCTGCTTCCAATGGTGATGCAACAATAACTGTTTCAGATACCGCTCACGGTGCTGTAAAGAATGATTTTGTTACTTTTTCTGGTGCAGCAACATTAGGAGGCAATATTACAGCAGCAGTGCTTAATCAAGAATATCAAATAGCAACCATAGTAAATGCAAACAGCTACACCATAGAAGCTAAAGACACTTCTGGTACAACTGTAACAGCTAACGCATCTGATACTGGTAACGGTGGTTCATCTGTTGTTGGCACTTACCAACTTAATGTAGGTCTGGATGTTTACGTTCCAGGAACAGGTTGGGGTATTAACGGATGGGGTTCTGGTGCTTTTGGTAGTACATCAGCATTAAGTGATACCAACCAGTTAAGATTGTGGACTCATGATAACTTTGGTGAAGATTTAATTATTAATCAAAGAAATGCTGGTATATATAAATGGACTGAAAACAACGGTGTAGGTACAAGAGCTGTTGAACTATCAAGTATATCTGGTGCTAATCTAGTGCCAACTAAAGGCTTACAAGTAATTACATCTGAAAAAGATAGACATCTAATAGTTCTTGGCTCTGATCCTATATCAGGATCAGCAAGAACAGGAACTATTGATCCAATGCTTATTTCATTTAGTGACCAAGAAAATGATTTAGATTTTGAACCATTATCTACTAACACAGCAGGATCTTTAAGATTATCTTCTGGATCTTCTATTATTGGTGGTGTAAAAGCTAGACAAGAAATATTGGTTTGGACTGATACAGCTCTTTATAGTATGCAGTTCATAGGTCCTCCATTCACTTTTGGTATAAATCTAATTAACGAAGGCACAGGACTGGTAGGTCCAAAAGCGGCAGTAACAACGCCTAGCGGTGTTTACTGGATGAGTTACAACAACTTCTATACATATAATGGTAGCGTACAAACACTGCCTTGTTCTGTTCATAATTATGTTTTTAGCGATATAAACCTAACTCAGTCATTCAAGATTAACGCATTTACTATTAAAGATAAGAGTGAAGTAGGTTGGTTCTACTGTTCATCAAGCTCTGACGAGATAGATAGATATGTAATATATAACTATGTAGAAAAAGTATGGTTTTATGGTCAACTTACAAGAACTGCATGGCTTGACTCTGGTATTGTAAATTACCCAAGAGCTGTAAACGGTGGCTATCTTTACCAACAAGAAGTAGGTTTTGATGATGATGGCTCACCTATGACCAACGTATTTATAGAAAGCTCTGACATGGATATAGGTGATGGTGAACAGTTTAGCTTTATCAAACGAATCATACCTGATTACAAGTTTATTCAAGATGATAACAACTGTAATGTAAATATAGTTCTTAAAACTAGAAACTTCCCTGGTGACTCTCTTACAACCAATTCAACCAGTGCGATAAGTGCAAGCACTCAACAAGCTTATGTTCGTAGCAGATCAAGACAGATAGCTCTAAGGTTTGAATCAGACGATGATGCAACTAATGATGGTAATCTTGGTATTGGCTGGAGATTAGGAGCAACACGTATAGATATAAAACCTGATGGTAGAAGATGAGCAAAATTTTACAAACTCAATTACCATTAGCTTCTGAACAAGTTACATCTGATATTTTTAACAGACTCGTAAGAATACTAGAAATAAACCTTGGTGCTGTTGATTTAGATAATATTAGACAAATCAGTGATCCAGAAAAAAACACGCTTAAATTTAATGATGGTAGTATCATTTGGAATACTACTGTTGGTGTTTTACAAGTATACACAGGCAATCAGTGGATAGATATTGGAGAAAGAACTACGCCACAAGGCTTTGAGATGACAAGTAATGTTGGAAAAATAACCGTTACAATAGCTGGTAATACAACAATAAACGTATGAGCAACACAGCAGAGGATTTAAGGTACAAAACTAAAAACATACTTTTAGAACATCCTGCTGACTGGTATATACATAAAGATACGTTTGATGCTGTATCACAATCAGTAGAACCGATAATGGAGTTCTACAAACAAGTAGGTGATACAGAAAGAAAAGACACAGAATTAGATAAAATTATTCAAGAACCTCTTAAAGATGTTTACACGGTGCCTTTCTTTTCAGAAAAGTTTTGCGAAATATTGCTTGATGAAATGAAAAATTTAGAGGCATTTCATGGGTTTCAACCCAACCCAGATGAGGATGAACTGCGTCAAATACCCGAAATAACTTTTCAAGATAATTGTCCTGAAATCTTCCATTCCTTGTTCCATACGATATATACTATAGGTAATCCTATATTTTTGAATATTTGGAATCGACACGTAAACGGTGGTGGAATACAAATAGCCAACTATAATTTAAAGGATAAAAAACAAGGTGCTTGGCATCATGATGCAAGTGCTGATATAAGTATGGTGGTTCCTTTGAACACTGGAAAGTACAAAGGTGGCGGAAGTGAGTTTTTGAAACGTGGTACAGTCGAGCCTCTACCTACAGGCCACGCTCTAATTTTTCCGAGTTTTACTCATATGCACAGGGGACTTGCAGTAGAATCAGGAGATAGATACTTACTGGTATTTTGGTTAAAATGTATTGAGGAATGATTTGAGCATGAATAGAATAGACAACTCAGGCACTGGCATAGCAGGATTAGGAAGAGGAGGAGACTCTAAACTTGCACACGTAATGACAGGAGAAATGGTAGTCCCACCAGTTATCTCTCCAGAAACCCAAGAAATAATTAAAAGAGAAATGATAGCAGTAGGACTAGATCCTAACGAATATACTGTTGGCGAGGGTATGTCTATTAACCCAATTACAGGATTACCTGAATTTGGTCTAAAAAAGTTTTTAAAAAAAGCAGCACGTGCTGTTAAAAAAGTAGTTAAAAAAGTTGCACCAGTTGCAGCAGTAATACCTGGACCGTGGCAGGCACCAGCTATTCTATATAACAAAGGTAAAGCTGTTGTAAATATTGCTAAAGGTGAAGGTGGTTTAGGCGACATAATGACTGTTATGGCTGGTGGTAGCCAAAAAGTGTTTGGTAAAGATGGTGCCTTACAAGCAGTAAAATCAGGTGATTTCTTAAAAGCAGGCGGAGGTTTTGGAGATGCGTTTAAAGCTATAGGAAGTGTTGACGGTAAATTCAAACCATTACAATATGCACAAAATATAGGTAAAACATACATGGATGACCAGAAGAAAGGATACTTTGGTCTATTTAGTGGTGGTCAAGAACCTGAAATGTATGTTGATCAATTCGGCAACCCAGTTAGTGCTGATGTTTACGCACAAATGCCCGAGGTAGAAAAAGCATTGTACAATCCAAAGCAAACAAGTCCTAGTTCCGGTGGTAATTTTATACAAAGATTGATTGGCGGCACACCAGGACAGCAAAATGCATTCCAAGAATTTATGGATGATCAACTAGGATTTGATCCTGGAGGCGGTGGTATTTATAGAGCTTTTGGGGGACAAGGTGATAGTTCACAGTCTGGTTCGCTGTTAGGCAATCTTACTGGTGGTAATATTGGAGGTATAAATCCAGGTTTGGCAGCTATGGCCGCACTTTACGGTAAAGCTGTAAAAGAATCTTACAAAGATAGAGAAGGTGGTATGAAAGACATTAGACAGTCTATTAGACCAGATCTAATGCCAGCCCCTACGTTCACAGGATTTGATTTGGGTATAAGAAAACAAGCAGCTATGGGTGGATTACAAGAAAGGCCTGGATTTGCTATAGGTAGATCTGCAATGGCTAATGAATTAGATATGCGTATGGGTGGTCCAAGCATAGGTCCAGGTACAGGAACAAGTGATGATATCCCTGCTATGTTAAGTGATGGTGAGTTTGTAATGACCTCTGCTGCAAACAATGGTTTAGGTGGATTTAAGATTACAAAAACAGAAACTGGGATTGAGCTAACACCAAACGGCAAACCTGATAGACAAAAAGGTGCAAAGAATATGGATAAGCTTATGAAAACTTTTGAGCAGTTTAATAAAATAGGAATGGCGTAATGAGTTTTTTATCTAAAATAATGAAGCCAATTCGTAAAGGACTAGCACCTACATCTAGAAGAAACATGGGTGGTCTTGAGCCAAGAACCCCAATGCCACCAAAAAGAAAAGGTGGATTGGGTGGATTAATTCAAAGATTAAAAGGTAGGCTACCTGAACGACCTATATCTGTAGGAGGCGTTGGCGGTGGCATACAGCGTTTACCTCAACCTGTGTCTGTAGTTAGACCAGTAGCACCTCCAAGCGGTGGTTTAGGAATATCCAAATCTCCTTTGGCTCAAGCAGCAGAAAAAATACGAAATTCAGTTCAGCCAGTTCCTGTACCTCCTGGTCAAGAAGGACAATTACCTACAGCACCTGTTAATACAGGACCTATTAAGATTTTTGGTCAAACGCTTTCTCAGGAAGATTCTGACAGAATAAGAGCAGGTGGCAGTATGAGAGATTATTTTGAAAAAATAAATGCTGGAATTTCAGACGAGGAGCGAGCTAAATTACCGTCTGCATTTGCACCACCACCACAATTAGGGGTGATAAAACCACCACAAAGACCTATTGGTAGACCAATATTACGAAAAGAAGATATTGTTCCCATAAGACCA